TCATTGCTGGGAATGGTCGATCTTGATGGTTGGATCGCCACCACTGACCAGCGAACTGACTGTGGTATTCGACCAGTTCACACCTTCGAGCTTGATCGACACATCAGCGCTGCTGGTGTCACCGTCGGGTGTGAACTTGCCCTGGGTGCTGACCTGCAAGGTCGACTCGCCATTGACCGTGGTAATTTTCAAATAGTTGTCGATGGTCGACAGCGATTCCCCCTGCAGCAGCGCACTCAGGTCCAGGCGGTCGCCTTCATCAGCATTGAAGTTCCTGATCACGTCATGGCCGGTATCACCTGCCGTCCACACGAAGGACTCGGCGATGCCGCTGCTGCCAGTGACGGTGCTGTCCCCTGCCCCCACGAACAGGATGTGGTCCTCGCTGCCAAGCAGGGACGTGGAGGCGCTGTCCGATGTGTCGCTCGCCATCAGCGACATCGTGCTCATCGACGTCGACGAGGCTGCGTCACCATGGGATGTCACCACGAACGAGCTGCTTGCCGAATCACCATCGTGGTCGGTGCCGATGACATGGACCGTGAAGTTCAGGTCGCTGGCAGGTTTCTCCTCTACATAGGTAAGTTTGGTGAAGGTGGTGTCAAGCGTACTATTGCTCGGTGCAGCCAGGGTAATCGTGTCGAAGGCGTGCCCGGCAAGGCCCGTAAAGTCACTGGCCAGAATCTTTATGGCCTCGGAGCCAGAAGTGATGGTGTACGTCTTCGTCGCTTCATGCACAACACCATTGGCGTCCTTGTAGGAGGCAATGATATTGACGTCACCGCTGACCTGAAGCCGCGCAATGCCTAGCGTGACCTCTTTCATCGAGACGGCGTGCTGCTGGGCATCGGTGAACGCCAAGGAGAACTTTTCGTTGGCAGAGAAGTGGTTGTTACCCACCCCCAACCCATTGCCGACGTTGATCGTCGGCTTCCCTGTAGCACTGGCCAAGGCTTCGAAGGTGGCTGTCAAGCCGCTGTTGAAAGTGACGGACAGGGTTGAGGTATTCCCGGATTTCAAACCTTCAAGGTTGAACGTATCTCGGCTACCTTCGCGCACGGCGTTCTGGGTGACGGTGTATTGCCCATCCGCTCCCAAGGCAAGCGTGAACACCTTCGTGGTACCGTCGAAGACTTCCACCGTGGTGCCGCTTGCATCCGTTGCCTTGCTGCTCCAGCCCGAAGGCAGGCCAACGATGCTGCCGAACTTCAGCGTCCCCACGCCATCACCACCCGCCAGGAAGTGCGTGTCGCCGACCGCCGTGTACCCGACAGTGTTCCACATGCCGGCATTGTCACTGATGGCGAAGGTCGGGCTGTCGTCCTCGACGCTGATTGTCAGCGTGCCGGTCGATGAGGTGCTGCCGTCGGAAACGCTGACACCAACGTTGAGGGACAGTACATCCTCGGCCGCCGGGTTCGGATGGTCGAGCGGCCCCTTCAGTTCCACGGTGTAGTTGCCAGCGTTGTCGATCCTGATTTCGATCACGTCCTTGCCACCGGCCGTGCCGGTCAGGGTCTTGCCGCCATTGGACAACGCCCATTGCACACTCTGGCCAGAGGATGTCAGCGCTGTCGATGGTGCTGCCAGGCTGACCGAAAGGTTGGCCGACGGCGTATCGATATCACTGACCGTCAGCTTGCCAGCGAACGACTTGCTGTCGCTTTGGTCGGCTGGTGAACCGACGGTGTCTTTGTTCCCGCCGATCAGCCCCTCCTCGGACACCAGCGCGGCACCCGAAGTGATGGTTGGCGTGGCATTGGTCATGCCCACGGCAACGCTGGCGCCCGGGACCAGGTTCTCGAACACCTTGCTACCCGTGCCATTCTGCGTGATCTGGTCGATGCCCACGGACACGCTGCCACCACCCACGAAGACATTGTCGGGAATGGCACCTTTCACCGTGCCGGTGGTGCTGCCCGCCGCCACCATGATGGTCAGGCCATTGTCCAGCTTGATGGTCAGGCCGCCATGGTTGCTTGCGCTCATGCCAGCCGGCGCTTCCAGATTGACCGTGTAGGTCACCTCCTGGCCCTTGGCTGCCGGGTTGGGCGAAGCGCTCAGCACGACCGTCACGGTGTTGATGGTATCGGTGACCGTGAGGGTCGTGGTGGCGCTGGTGTTCAGGTTTTCGAAGTTGTGGTTGCCTGCATTCGTCACGCTGATGGTCTGGGTTTCGCCGTCACGGAACACGTCATCGCTCTGCGCCACAAACGGTGCAGTGGTAGCGGTGGTGGCGTCCTTGGCGAAGGTCAGGGTCTGGCCGTTGCTCAAGGTGACGGTAAAGGCCTGGCCTGCCGGGTGGCTCAGGGTGCCGGTGATGGTCGTGGTGTTGCCTTCCTGCACGGCATTGCCCGTCAGGGTCAGCGTCACTGCATCACCGCCATTCGGCGTGCCCGGAGTGCCAGGATTGCCTGGGGTGCCCGGTTCGTCGGTGATCTGCAGGGTGACCGGGTCACCTTTGACCAGGTTTTCAAAGACCTGTTTGCCGGTGCCTTGCTCGGTGATCCCGGAGATTGCGATGCTCGGAGCACTGCTGCCGACATAGACGTCATCCGCCAGGTTAGCGGTTTGCGACGCGCTGACCTGGCCCGCAGGGATGTTGATTACCTCGCCGTTGCTCAGTGCAATGGACAGGCCACCGTGCTGAGTCAGATCGGCACCGGCCGGGCCGGTCAGGGTGATGGTGTAAGTCACCGCCTGCCCTTCCACGGCCGGGTTCGGCGAGATGCTCAACTCGGCCTTCACGGTGTTGATGGTATCGGTGACCGTGAGGGTCGTGGTGGCGCTGGTGTTCAGGTTTTCGAAGTTGTGGTTGCCTGCATTCGTCACGCTGATGGTCTGGGTTTCGCCGTCACGGAACACGTCATCGCTCTGTGCCACGAACGGTGCAGTGGTCGCAGTGGTGGCGTCCTTGGCGAAGGTCAGGGTCTGGCCGTTGCTCAGGGTGACGGTGAAGGCCTGGCCTGCTGGGTGGCTCAGGGTGCCGGTGATGGTTGTGGTGTTGCCTTCCTGCACGGCATTGCCGGTGAGGGTCAGCGTCACTTCATCGCCACCATTCGGTGTACCCGGGGTGCCAGGGTTGCCTGGGGTGCCCGGTTCGTCGGTGATCTGCAGGGTGACCGGGTCGCCTTTGACCAGGTTCTCAAAGACCTGTTTGCCCGTGCCTTGCTCGGTGATTCCGTTGATGGCGATGCTTGGGGCACTGCTGCCGACATAGACGTTGTCCGCCAGAACACCCGACTGCGAGCCACTGATCTGCCCGGCTGCAATGTGCACCACTTTGCCATTGCTCAGCTCGATATCCAGACCGCCATGCTGGGTCAGGTCGGCACCGGCAGGACCGGTCAGGGTGATGGTGTAGGTCACCGTCTGGCCTTCCACCGCCGGGTTCGGCGAGATGCTCAGTTCCGCCTTCACGGTGTCGACGGTGTCGCTCACCGTAACGGTCGTAGTGGCACTGGTGTTCAGGTTCTCGAAATTGTGGCTGCCCGCATTCGTCACGCTGATGGTCTGGGTTTCACCGTCACGGTACACATCATCGCTCTGTGCCACGAACGGTGCGGTGGTGGCGGTGGTGGCGTCCTTGGCGAAGCTCAGGGTCTGGCCGTTGCTCAGGGTGACGGTGAAGGCCTGGCCTGCCGGGTGGCTCAGGGTGCCGGTGATGGTCGTGGTGTTGCCTTCCTGCACGGTATTACCGGTGAGGGTCAGCGTCACTTCATCGCCGCCATTCGGTGTACCCGGAGTGCCAGGATTGCCTGGGGTGCCCGGTTCGTCGGTGATCTGCAGGGTGACCGGGTCGCCTTTGACCAGGTTCTCAAAGACCTGTTTGCCCGTGCCTTGCTCGGTGATCCCGGAGATTGCGATGCTCGGAGCACTGCTGCCGACATAGACGTTGTCCGCCAGAACACCCGACTGCGAGCCACTGATCTGCCCGGCTGCAATGTGCACCACCTTACCGTTGCTCAGCTCGATATCTAGGCCGCCATGCTGGGTCAAATCGGCACCGGCCGGCCCGGTCAGGGTAATGGTGTAAGTCACCGCCTGGCCTTCGACGGCCGGGTTCGGCGAGATGCTCAGCTCAGCCTTCACGGTGTCGACGGTGTCGCTCACGGTGACGGTCGTGGTGGCGCTGGTGTTCAGGTTTTCGAAGTTGTGGCTACCGGCATCGATCACGCTGACGGTCTGGGTTTCGCCATCCTTGAATACGTCATCGCTCTGGGCTACGAACGGATTGGTGGTCGCAGTAAGCGCGCCCTCGGCAAAGCTCAGGGCCTGGCCGTTACTCAGGGTGACGGTAAAGGCCTGGCCTGCCGGGTGGCTCAGGGTACCGGTAATAGTGGTCTGCCCCCCTTCCTGCACGGCATTGCCGGTGAGGGTCAGCGTCACTTCATCGCCACCATTCGGCGTGCCCGGCGTACCAGGGTTACCTGGGGTGCCCGGTTCGTCAGTGATCTGCAGGGTGACCGGGTCGCCTTTGACCAGATTCTCAAAGACCTGTTTGCCTGTACCTTGCTCGGTGATCCCGGAGATAGCGATGCTCGGAGCACTACTGCCCACATAGAAGTCGTTCGCCAGGTTAGCGGTTTGCGAACCGCTGACCTGGCCCGCAGGGATGTTGATCACCTCGCCATTGCTCAGGGTGATGGACAGACCACCGTGCTGAGTCAAATCGGCACCGGCAGGACCGGTCAGGGTAATGGTGTAAGTCACCGCCTGCCCTTCCACTGCTGGGTTCGGCGAGATACTCAGCTCGGCCCTCACGGTATCGACGGTATCGGTGACAGTGAGGGTAGAAGTTGCACCGGTATTGAGGCTGCCAAAGCCATGGTCGCCCGCATTGGTGACGGTGATGTTCTGGATTTCACCGTCCTGGAACACATCATCACTCTGGGCAGCGAACTCACCGGTCGTTGCGACCGTTTCACCGGCCTTGAACGACAAAGTCTGGCCATTGCTCAGGGTCACCGTGAAATCCCTTCCTGCCGGCTGGCTCAGGGTACCGGTGATGCTGGTTAGCCCCCCTTCCTGCACATTGTTGCTGCTCAGGGTCAGCGTGGCCGCAATCGGCTGGGGCTCGGGTGGTACTTCAGGTACTAGCACCGCTGCCTGCTGTGCCGGTGTTGCATTGCCCACGAACTCTCGCGCTTGCTCGACAGCAACGCCAAGTGGCCCAGTGGGGAAACCAATGGTAGGGGCGACCGACCCGCCCACTGCTTCAAGCATCACAAACGAGTGGCCGCCCCCGATGCCACCAGGGTTCGCACCTGCCCCGGTTGGGCCTGCTGCGGTCGCTTCGAGTGCGGTTGTCGGGTCAGCACCGGCGGCGATGGCTTGTTGCAGCTCCTCAACGGATGGTGCGGCCTGAGCAGTGGCTGCGCTCAGGTCGACCACGCTATCTGGAGCATCGGCGCTCCACTGGGTATCGCGCCCCAGGTCGAGGATGCGTCCATCGGCCAGCTCCAGGCTCACCGCACCACCAGGGCCGGTCTGGATCTGTTCACCCGCGAACACTCGGTCCCCTTCCACAAGCACACGCTGGGTGCCCTCTGGGGAAATGGCAATTACCTGGCCAACAATACTTTTGACTATGGCGATGCTCAAGGGGGCTCTCCCGGGTAACGTGTGCATTTGGCTTCCATGGTCGCCATGCTTCGAGTCTTCGGCTGGCTACAAGGATGTTTGTTCTTATTGGCGTTTGTTTTTTGGCGTCAACTACTAGTCCTCCTAATTCAACTAGCTTATGACGTAGCCATTGTTCCTAGTTACTCAATAATAAGCAATAACGCAAATAATGGCCTAATGACATTTCGACATTAAAGGCAACATTTCTTGCTTCTACCTGCGAGCTCAGCCACCCTGCTCGCATTCTGGAACACCGGTAAAAGCCCCATTAAGCAACGCTAGATGCGAGTGTTACTCGTTTCCTTCATTCCGACCGTGCTCGCCCGCTCCGGGCCTGCAGGAAGCCTGCCCGTAGTGTCAGGATTTGAAACAGGTCCATCTTTTAAGTTAAGCCGACGGAACCAAAAAACGTTCAGCATTGGGCTCTTTGACTTTAGAGTCATAGCGAGGCTGCCATCTGCCGAAGATTCAACTTTCGTAATGCGACAAGATATTGGCTTGTTCAGAGTGCAAAATATTGACGCGCATAAAATTACACGCCGATTTAAGAAACCCATCGACAGTGCCGGGATCCGACACGTGTAGTTATCGTAAAAAGGTCAAGGCACCCGAATTCATTATCAATCGTCTACAGATTGGTTTTCCGGCCAATGGGTCTATGCGAATCTGTGAGGAAGCAATTCGTCAGGCTCTTTAAATCCAAGCGCGAGCAGATGCCAGAGGCCTGCAATCGTGAACTAGTGGCAAGCTTGGCGGCCGCACCATTCTGCGGTTGGCACGCTGGTCGAGCGTTCAACTCGACTCTTCCTGCTCGCTCCTCTGCCTCGCGACGGAGGCCTGGGGTTTGCCCCCAGATAAAGAACGGGGCCGTGAAAACCAAAAAAGCCCTGAATAATCAGGGCTTTAATGAGGAATGATGGCGGAAGCGTAGAGATTCGAACTCAACGAGATTGCGGCAGATAGGCTGGAGGCCTTGATTTCTGTGGCCAAGAGAGAGCGTTTGTGAGCGTTTTTGTTCCCAGAGTGTTCCCAGGGTGGGTGTGCACGTCACTCTGCCAGGGTGCTTCCCCATAGGGAGCCGCCGTTTAAGGTTGACCCCTCAAAAAAAGGTAATTTTGGTAAGTGAGATCTGAAAATGCTCTGGAGGCCACGTAAACCAAGGGCTACAAGGATTTTGGAAAAGGTAATTTTCTGGTAATTGAAAGGTAATTGGATTACCTCCATGACTGGTTGTGTGAGGGAAAAATCACACCCTTTAGAATCAAGGACTTACTGAGAAATTACCTTTCTCCTTACCTTTAATTACCTTTTTTGGTAATCGCTCAAACCCTTGCCCCATAAGGCTTGCAGGGGTGTCATACCCCCTCCTAACCGAAATTACCTTTTTTTGATGGGTCCTCCTAAAAATGGAAGGATGCGAGTCCTATGCCTGCGAAAATGGGTCTTGCTGCAGGGATTCGCAGAAGCGCGCCCTCCCCTATACCTACCCGGCCGCCCAGTAATTGCGCTGAGCTGGCGGTCGCGCAGGTGCGCAGAAATTCCGACACGTTTAGCCCGCAGGCGTGGCGTGGGGACGATTGCGCGCGCCGGGCGTCTGGAAGTTCAAATACATCCCCCATGGACATGGCTAGGTGCTCATACGGCATTGATTGGTCAAGGAATGGCTTTGCCGTTGTCCATTTGGAGCAGGCCATGCGCAGGGGGGATCTGTCCCTAGTTGTACCTGGAGGGTTAAGAATGGTCAGGCCGAGATTGGATGCGCTTCGCCCGAAGGTCCGTGCGAGTGCAGATGACGCGTCGGCATACATTGGCTAGCACTGGCCTCAAGAAGGAGGTAATGTCAGCATGCCAGCAGACAATGAAGTTGGAAAAGCCGGAGAAAGTCAGAAATGGAATGTGTTTGGTTTACGGATGCAATTGCTTCGATTCCAGACGTTATCTGGTCTGGAATCATTGCATCGGCACTTACTTTTACTGGCGTGCTACTGTCGAACGCCAGTAATACTAAGCGCCTTAAAATCCAATTGAATCATGACTCAAACGAAAAACAAAAAGAGCGAACCGCGACATTAAGGCGCGAAACTTACCTGAGTGCTGCCGAGCATATGAGCAAAGCCATGGGGCATCTAGGCTCATTACCACAACAAAAATTTGACGGGACACCCGCCACTGAACTTTCCGATCTTTTAGCAACATCCTCAAAACTTCAGCTGATAGCGGAGCCGACCACCGCACTAAAAGTCGGCGAGCTTACAGGCGCCTATACCGAATTACACTTAAAGTTAATGGGAAAAGCTTTCCCCATGCAAATGTCACGCATAGATATTGACATCAGCAATCAGTTTTACGAGAGTTCCAGCACGGAGGCAAAAAGGTTACAAAGTGAGATATCCAGACTAATCGAGAGCAACGCCGCCACTGAAGACAATTTGCGACCACTACAAAATGCCTACAACTTTCACTCGGAGCAGGCACAAAATTACGCCGAAGAAAGAAATGCTGCCTGGAACAAGTATAACGCCCAGCAATTTGAATATTGCCGAACACTTTATATCGAAATGGAGGACGTCCTAGAAAAGCAAAACAATGTAACCATTGCTATCAGGCAGGACTTAGGACTTAACTCGCACCTAAGCGACTTCCAATTGCAGATGGCACAACAATCCAAAAAAATCAAAGACTCATTAAACGTTCTTCTAGCCACAATGGAAGAAAACCTTAGAGAAGAAAAGCCTGAAGCATAGATATAGAATAACGATCAATTTTCGAGACCACCACATATGCGCCGATGCAATCTTTGTTTGAAACGTGCAAATATGACAGCCGACCACGTTTTCCCTAAGAGCATTGCGCCGCCTGGGCAACGCCAGGTCACTCAAACATTAAAGACCCTCAAAGCACGTTACAAAGCACGACCAAATTCCCGACTAGTACAGAATGGCGTTGTACGGCATACCTTATGCGCCAACTGCAACAACAATATTCTCGGACAATTACTTGACCCATCCCTTACCCGGCTCTACAAAGAGGCAACACTCCAGCTTCGAAACGTGAAGTTTCTAATGCAACCTGTAATAACATTAGAAAACATTGAGCTTAATAAGGTCGCCAGAGCAGTAATCGCACACTTCATCGCAAATGATGAAACACCCCAAGCACGCCATCGCTTCATAAGAAAACTGCGCCGGTACATTCTCACACCGGAAGCAAACTTTCCTGCCGGATATCAATTTCAGTTATGGCTCTATCCTTTCAGCCAACAAGCAATTCTCAAAGATCTTTACCATACACAGTTCGGGAAAAGCTTTTCGCCGTTTGGGATCTCCTCCTATAAAACCTACCCTTTAGCGTTCGGCTTTGGAGAAAAAAACCTCAACCCAGACTTTGACATTTCAGGCATCATCGATTTGACGCTTCATTTAGGCAACGATATACATAAGCTTTACAGCATAAGAATCGACACTAGAGTCACCGTAGACCCCAACTGGCCTTACGCCCCGCTGAAGGACGGAGCAATACTCACCAGTGAGAACGATAGCATTGCAACCAAACCACTCATGAACATTAAAAAATACCCCTATTAGACGCTAGTCGAAGTAAGCAATAACTTCCTCCCCAAGCCAGTCATTTACCTGTTTCAAGCGATTTTTCACAGGCTCTAGTTCATTGTGGATCCATATTTCTGTCGCCTCTTTGATAGAGCCGAATCCTCCGGCATTTTGGGGCACGATGCCCATTAATTGCGGCGGAATGCGCAGCGCTGCGAGCAAGTCATCTCGGCTGATGTTCTTGATAGCCCCGAAATCATCCTTGGCGGCCACCTCGCTGATCGGCAGCAGTTGAATGCCGTCCTTTTTCCCATTCGGTGCGTACATAAACAGATTGCGGAAGTTTCCTGGTCCTTTGCTATTCTTCATCGCATCTCGCAGGTCATCGACGAACTTTTCGCTGTGTGCCGGATCGGTCATATAGAGGATGAAGCCGGCATGACTGCCGTTCTGGTAGTACTTCCGCCGGAACAGCGTTGCGCTCTCATTCAGCAGCGCACTCTGTAGCGCAGGCATCCACTCAGGCAGCCCGTAGATCTCCTGGTTGATGTCGGCTTCGCGTAGGTGACAGATGCTGCGGCTCTTGAAGGCGTGCTCGTCTTTCCAGCCTCGCACCTGGTAGTAGGTATCCATGTCAGTGCCGCGGCGCATGTACTTGGCTAAGCAAGGTTGCAGCCCAAGGGCCTGGCCAAGCATGTTGTCGCGCTTCTCTAGATACAAATTTCCGCACCACCCCCAGTCCATGACGATCTGCTCGAACGCCTGCCGACTCAGCAGCCGATGGGGGATGAAGCTGCGCACCAGCATGTTGCGCTTGAACGTCAGGCCGGACTGCAGATAGACGCTGGCTTTGGTCGACCTGGCCAGTCCCTCCAAATTAACCGGCGGCTCAAACCAACGGCCGTTCGACCAGCACTCCAGGTAGTCCAAAATCTCGCGGCCATCCAGAACCGGTACCGGCTCGCCGAATGTGAACGCCATTGATTCTCCGCCGGTTCCTTTAACCAGCAATTTGCCGTCGCGCTGGCGACGATTGCTCACCTTGCTCATGAGTAGATCTCCATAAAGCCGGTGTTGGCCGTGGTCTGGCCCTCCAGCGGCTCGTTTTGCAGTGCGTGAAAGAGCGCCCACGCCAGGTCGGCATGGCCGGTGGTCTCGTTGCGGCCGGCGGTGTAGGTGAACTGCCGCCCGCCAGCCGTGATGGTCTTGCGGATATCCGGTACCTGCATTTCGCATCACCGTGGACGGGAACGATATCGCCATGCGAATCGCTCCACGCCTCATGAGCCTGCAATTGACCGACAACCGGGGGCTTGAAGCGGATCAGCTGAGCATTACGCTCAGCGACCACGACGGCCTGCTGACGATCCCGCCCCGAGGGGCCGTGATACGCCTCTGGCTCGGCTGGAGCGACACTGGCCTTGTCGACAAGGGCAGCTACGTTGTCGACGAGACAGAGCACAGTGGAGCGCCGGATGTCCTGAGCATCCGCGCCCGATCGGCAGATCTGCGCAAAGGCCTCAAGACCAAGCGCGAGCGCAGCTGGAGCACCACAACGCTCGGCAAGGTCCTACGCGACGTTGCCTTGGGCAACGGACTCACCGCGAAAATAGCCGGCACGTTGGACAGCCAAACGATCCACCAACTGGACCAAGCCAACGAGTCCGATGCCAACCTGCTGAACCGCCTGCAGCGGGGTAGCGCAACGCTCAGCTATACGCTGGCCAAAGGTCGGCCAGACCTGATCCCCGAACTGACGTATACGCTCCAGGGGGTAAAGGCCGAAATCGACGAGATCATCTGGTACGGCGGCAACGTGCAACACAGCCTGACGGACAGTTCCGGCTACACAGTCAGCCTGGAACTGGAGAGCAAACTGCCGGAGGACAGCGTTGATGGCCTCCTCGAGGACGGGGTGAAAGGAAAAATCGAATACACCGGTATTATCGCCTTCTACCGCGACACGGCCACCGGGCAAGAGAAGTCGGTCACGGCCGGCGATCAGACCAGGCCGAGACGGCTGCGGCATGTGTACGTGAGCGAGAAGAACGCTCGACGGGCTGTGAATCGGGAGTGGAAGCGGCTGCAGGATCCGCCAGACGGTCGTTGATCAGAGCTGATAAAAGTGACGTGTTGCATCACACCATGCCCATGATCATCAACTTCCAGCACACAGGCCTACGTCTATTTTTACGAAGCGGAATCGACCAAGCAACCGCGCATCGAGCGATTCGCGGCTCTCGCTGCCGAATAGAAAAAGGCCCCGCACTGCGGGGCCATCTTGTATCAGCGCGCTGCTATTCTTCTTCTATGACTAATGCTTGGCCATTGTAGTCTTGGTTTGCTGTGGCAAGCTTGAGCATTGTTTGGGCGTACTTCACCTTGATGCCCTCTTTAATTTCAGCAGGGACATTCTTGTCCTTAAGAATTTTCTTCTGATGCTTCAAGTCCCTGTTTAGTCTCGCCTTATACCGGGTCAACTCCTCTGGTTCATCCATCGACGCTACTAGCCTAGCTGCAAAGTACCCAACAACGGGAACAATTAAACTAGCAAGCCCAGCCCAGTACTGTGCATATTTAGGATCAATCCACTGAATGCAACTCGCCGTAGCAGCCGCGCCAAGGCCCGCCGTAATGGTAGCTTGCAAGCTCTGAGGCCCACCCTTTTTAGTGTCAGCCATTAGCGTTACCTCGCAGGCTGTTCAACTGATCGACCACATAGCCAGTGGTTTTGATCCGCTGCACGCTTACAACAACTCCATTCCGCTTTCTCGTAATCACTATCTCAGCATCAGAGACATAGCGATTGAGAAAATATCTTGTCGCAATGCGAGACAGCTTAAAAAGCACAGGCGCCAGTATTATCAGGGATACATAGAAAAGCGCCTCAACAAACGCAACATCTATGCTCATAATCACACCTCAAACAAGTCTCCGACCTTTATCAGCAAAGTGCCTGGTAACTTCCAAAATCGTATAATTGAACGTCGATCTAGTCTGCCTGTATATCGCCTTGGTTTCAATAACAACCTCAAACAAATCCTCCTTAGAGAAACTTTGTTGATTTTGATTGACTTTATCCATAAACGCTTCATCAGCTAGCGTTACAGCATGCTCTGTACCATCAGCCAATTTTACACGCCAGCCGTTGTTCGACTCAAAATTAACCTGAACAAAATAGGCCGTCTTCTTTTCGGAAGTTATTTCTTCCTGCTCCAACGACTTGCGGGGCAGCGGAGAATAATCACTTGCATCCTCCTCCTTGATTACTACAACCGGATCATCCTGCTCATTCAGGACCTTAAACTTCGCACCTTCACGTCCCGAGATAGGTGCTTGCACAACGCTATGAACCGCATCTCGAACTTTCTTGTCGACGGCAAGGCGTGCCACAAACTTGTCGCACTCAACAACCTCGCCATCAACCTCAATTTTTGCTATATCCGAATCACCCTCAATCACAACATTTGCGACACGGCGATTCTTGAGCTTCTTCACCACTTCAAGAAGCGATCCACCAGCTATAGCTGCACTCGCCGCCGTGAGACCGAGGTATTTCAGGACCGCTAGGGCTTGTGGAGTGCTAGCGAGCAGAAGGTATTCAATTATCACCGAACCTTCTTTAGCAGGGGCCGTGACCTTTAGGTTTACCTCGGCTCCTTTATTTATGAGCGCATTGGCCTCCGCAACCATGTCGCACACACCCTGAATAGAGCGACTAAGGGTTTGCGCATCTATTTCGTGATTGTGATAGTCGCCAGACTCGGCATCATAAGATATCGAAAACTTTTCCTTGGCTGCTTCGGCCATAACTCCCTCATCAGATAAGTGCTTGCAGATCATATAAAGCCCCGACATATTTTGTCGGGGCCTTTTTTATTTATCCCTTACGCTGGCGATTGCCTAGCACCTCTAGAACCCGTAATACATCCTGCTGTTGCTGTGGGTTCAATCGGCGCAGAAGATCAATGAATGCGCGCTCCAGTTGAGTAAGGTGTTCCATGTTGCGTACTCCGTTTCCATAATCGGTCGCCTGGTGCCGACGGCACCAAACAAGACGACCGGGAGTTCCGCATTGTCGGCATACCTAAGCGTGCCACTAGCCCCTCATCCACTCCCCCATCACCCTCAAAAAACAGCCTACCGCCGCTAGCGCACCGCATCCGTACACCTGGCGATAACACCAACGAGCTGGTCAGGCCTCACGCCTGGTCGTTAGCCACCGCAAACGCCGAGGCCATACGCACCAGGATCGCCATATCGGAATCCTTGATCTTCTGCGCCAAGTGCATCAGTTCAGCCCCCTCCGGGCTGAGTTGGTCAGCGTGTACAGGCAGCCGCACACCGGTAACGACGTACAGAACATCCACCCCTTTCTCTGCGACCGCAGCTAAGTAGGCCGCGTCGGGGCTTCGTTCACCCTTCTCGTAATTGAACTGTGAGGTTTTCGCCACACCAGCAATGGCGGCGAAGTCAGCCTGGTTGTAGCCAAGGCGGACACGCTCCTCTCTCAGCCTTTCGCCGATATTCAACAAAACGGAACTCCAATCCTTGACCATTCAACAAATGTTGAATAATCTGACCTTGCAATCACACGAAATCACACGAAACGAGACTATGCCGAACACCTACCCCACCGAGCAAGCATGCCGGGAAGCGCGCGCTCGCCTCGCGCAACAAGGAATTTCAGCGAAAGAGTGGGCTGAGAAGCATGACCTCAACCCATCCACCGTGTACGCGGTCCTGAACGGCCAGAAAAAGTGCCTCCGAGGTGAGGCGCACCGGGCGGCCGTGCTGCTCGGCATCAAACCCGGACCTGAAAATTAAGCCCCCTGGCTCAAGGAGGAAACCAGAACATGAAGCGCCCAGTTCTAGAAACCCTTCGCCAGGTGGTGAGTGCAGTGGTATGCGCCTACCCCGGCGGTCGCGAATGTGCAGCTGCCCGTCTCGGTTACGAACTCAAGCAGTTCGACAACCGCGTCTACGAGAACGCCGGTAGCCGCCCACTGACTTACGACCAAATCCATCTGCTGGAAACCGACGCCGGTACCACGCACCTGCCGGAGTTCATCGCCAAGATGTACGGCGGCATGTTCGTGCCACTCATCCAGCCCGAAGACCTGGACAACGTCGAGCTCTACCAGCGCTCGGTGCGGGCTGCAGCCAAGCGTGGGGTAGTCGACCAGATCATCGCCAAGTCCCTGGAGGACGGCGTCATCGAGGAAGACGAAGCCAAATTCATCATGGATGCGCACCACCAGTACCTCTCCGCACGCACGGCCGAGGTCACAGCGACCATCCAGTTGCATACGAAGGGGGATTCGAATTGAGCACCTACAAGCTCGTTTGCCCCCACTGCTCCAGCCGCATGTGCGAACTGTGGAAAGCACACTGCCCCGCCAGCCTGTACACCCATGACTACTGGGATCGTCTCAACGTTAACACCGGAAATCTGCTGCTCGGCGGTGGAATTAAGTTCGAGCACCTGGGCATTGCCTACTTCGCCCTAGGCTTCGAAATCAACAAGGCCGACCACGAAGAGAAGGTAGCAGCGGGCAAACCCACATCTGGCTGGATCAATGGGGCCATCGAGCTCCTGCCCAGCGAGTATGAGGCAGCCCGCTTGGCGAAAGTCGGGGGTGAAGCATGAGCTCGCTGGAAAAGCTGAACTTAATGCTTGGGTTCACGGTGTGGGCCGAAGAACACGGCTATGACCTGAGCGCTGATGCCGATGGAAACCCGACCAACGTGGAAACCCGTGCGGCCTGGCTCGGGTTCGAGGCGGCACACGGCCCCGCCGGCTGCCGACCATCTGGCCAGCAGCTCTATGCACGGATCAAAAGAACCAGCGAATACGCGCACCAGAGCGACAAGTTATTCCCCATTCGAGTAGGCAAACCACCCTACGGAAACTTTGCTGTCCACGGCGGACCAGGCGGCGTTTACCCGATTCGTGACGTCGAGTTCTACATCATCGATGACGGCAAACAGTACCGCCTGAAGTAACCAGGTGGCGCCGAGGAGCTGCAACTCCCCGGCGCCGACCAACCCCAAGGAGAAACGACATGCAAGTAGAAACCCCCGAAGTTGGCGCGCAGAAGCCTAACACAGTGCGTTACGACACCCTTGTAATCCGTGGCGCCACTGGCCATACCGTCCCCCGGGAAGTTGACGGTGGCGAGGTAGTTGCCTGGAGCCTAGGCCACGGCCTGGCGGCTATGGATGCCTTGGAGGAGTTCGTGGATGATCTGGCAGACGGCAGCTATCACGGCCTGGCACAGGGAGCAGCCGATGCGCTCAACCTGATGCGCCGACGCCGAGCACTTGGTTGGGATGCTGATGTTGTTGCCCAAGACCCCCCGGTGGACTGGAGGACTGCCGTAGCCCGGGCCGAAGCGGCAGCTCGCGAGGTATTCGGCGAGAACGACGATAACGCCATGCAAGCCATCGATTACATGGCGGGACTGCTACTGGCGAGCGAACCGGCACATAAAGAAGGCGCGGAATGACTTGGGAGTTGTAATAAAAAAGGGCAGCCTTGACTGCCCTTCAAATCTTCAATCACAGTTTCCTTTTAGACATAATTTCTTTGCGCCGAGGCTCCAGAACACCTAGAAGATTCCGTGCCAGATCCATAATTTTAAACATCGCAACGCCATGCCCTATATATAGCTCGCCTTCTTGACCGATTGTGGAACTAGCATCGGACTGTACGGTAACTCCACCACGCTCCACTTTTTGGATAAATCTATTCTGCGCACGCCCCTTACCGAAAAAGTACTCATCATCATGCTCTCGCATATTCCGAGTGTCATCGATCGACTTTTTAAATGAGAGAATATCCCGCCACTCGTCAGGACTGACTAGCCCTTTATCTTGAGAGGACTGCAGCCAATCGGTCAGTTTCCCCGCTGCGATCAAGAAAAAATGCTCCTCAGCTTTTTGAGTATCTAGCCTAACTTCAAGCTTTCTTATTTCAGAAATATCTCCATGACGATACAGATCGCCAGACCCTTGAAAGAGCCTCACCAATTCGTGTATTCGCTCACCCTGCAAAATCACAGAATTAGCCCAAGAAATACAGGTTGACACATAGAATGAATCAGGGACATCCATTAGCTCACTCATCAAGATCTCCATATTCAATATGTAGAAAACTCTATCTCTCACTAATTAAGAGAGGCCTGCAAACAGCATACGCATGGCAATTGAATGCTAGCCGACAGCCGGCAAATTACAATCACGACAGAAAAATAGACAATCGATTACCTACATCACCACATCGTGTCAACTTCGCGTCGCCAATCCAGGCTGACCAGAGCCTCACACCGATTGCGAAAACAGTAATCACCGCGCCCTACTCAACACGTTGGCCACGCCGTGCAGGTGCTGTACCCAGAACTGACAAAGCGATCTTCTAGGCCTGGCAACAGTCCATTCCCCTTCGGCGCCCAATAAACTGGGCTATATCTTCGTTTCGAGTGAAATTCAATGGCAGCTGGAGTAGAAGTGCGCGGCAACCACGTCCGCGTGTATTTCCGTTACCAAGGCGAGCTGTGCCGGGAAACCATCCCCGGCGACGCCTCGCCCGCAAACCTGGCCAATGCCGAGCGTCTGGTTGGGATCATCAATTACGAGATTGAGGCCGGCACGTTCAACTATGCCCGGCACTTCCCCGACTCGCCGCGAGTCAAGACCAACACCCTCGGCCACTACATCGACTTGTGGCTAGAGATAAAGGGCAACCAGATGGCAGCCAGCGGCTTCGCCATGTACCGCAGCCGCACCGAGAAGCACATTCGCCCACGCTGGGGCGATCAGCAGGCAGATCGTATCGATCATCTGGACATTCAACACTGGGTGCAAAGCGTGCTGATGCCCAAGCTGCACAACAAGACCGTACGCGAGATCGTCAGCCACCTGCGCCAGATCTTCCAGCTGTACCGTACTCGGAACCGCTTCGCGTTCGACCCGACCGATGGGATCACTATCTCGCTGCCAGACGCTGACGACCCAGACCCATTCACCCGGGAAGAAATCACCGCGATCCTTGAGCAGCAGACTGAACGGCATCAAGAAATCAACCTGACAGAATTCATGATGTGGACTGGCCCGCGCGTCAGCGAAGCGATCGCCCTGGCCTGGGAAGACGTCGACCTGGCGGCGGGTACCGTGGAGATTCGTCGCGCGCGGGTGGCCGGACAGTACAAGGTCACCAAGACCAGGCGATCTACCCGCAAAGTCAAACTGCTCGCACCAGCCCTGCGCGCCCTCAAGGCGCAAGCCAGATTCACTCAGAACCTGCCACCGGAGTTGATCGAGGTTGTCGATCGCGACAACCGGACTATGCGAGAGCAGCGTGTGCGGTTCGTCTTCCACAACACTGCAACGGGTGAGCCGTACCGCTCCTCTGATGTGCTGCGGCATGGCTGGTGGATCTTTCACCTGGAGAAGGCCGGGGTCCGTCAGCGTGGGCCGAACACCTGCAGACACACGTTCGCCAGCCAGCTGCTAAGCAGCGGCATCGCCACGCCAGAGTGGATTGCAGACCAGATGGGGCACACATCGACGGCGATGATCTTCAAGCACTACGCGAAGTGGATCAGCGAGGACGGCCCGGATGTGGTGGGGTTGTTGAATCAGGCGCTCAGGTTGACCTGAACGCACAAAAAAAGGGGCCGCAAGGGCCCCTTTCTTCTGCCTGTCATTCCCAAAGTGTTCCCAAAACGCTCCCATTTGAGGGTCAAGCGGCTGCGAACATCAATGAAATCAAGCACTTGTATGGCGGAAGCGTAGAGATTCGAACTCTAGGATAGTTGCCCATCGACGGTTTTCAAGACCGTTGCCTTAAACCACTCGGCCACGCTTCCAGCTCGTTTTGCGGCCGCCATAATACCGTAATGAAACAAGCTGTCAAACTCTCTGTGTCGCGGGTTGCGGGAGCTCTGATAGACTCCTAGCATCTGAACGTTTGAAAACCACAGGTTTACCAAGGAGTGTCGCCATGCGCGAACAGGATTACGCCGTACACCACGGCCAGCAGGTCGAGCAGCAGGAGATCAGCAAGGTCCTGCGCAACACATACAGCCTGCTGGCGCTCACCCTCGCCTTCAGCGGTGTCATGGCCTTCGTGGCCCAGCAGATGCGCGTCGGCTACCCGAACGTGTTCGTGGTGCTGATCGGCTTCTACGGGTTGTTCTTCCTTACCAACAAGCTTCGTGATTCGGCCTGGGGGCTGGTGTCCACCTTCGCCCTCACCGGTTTCATGGGCTTTATCCTCGGCCCCATCCTCAACCGTTACCTGGGCATGGCCGGTGGCGCCGAGGTGGTCAGCTCGGCATTTGCCATGACTGCCTTGGTGTTCGGCGGCCTGTCGGCTTATGTGCTGATTACCCGCAAGGACATGAGCTTCCTCAGCGGCTTCATCACTGCGGGCTTCTTTGTCCTGCTCGGTGCTGTCGTGGCCAGCTTCTTCTTCCAGATCAGCGGCCTGCAACTGGCGATCAGCGCTGGCTTCGTGCTGTTCTCGTCGGTCTGCATCCTGTTCCAGACCAGCGCGATCATTCACGGTGGCGAGCGTAACTACATCATGGCGACCATCAGCCTGTATGTGTCGATCTACAACCTGTTTGTCAGCCTGCTGCAGCTGTTTGGCATCATGGGTCGTGATGACTGA